GAATATTTTTTGGTAAGCGTCAAATATGTGCGTTCTGGTTGTGCTTAGCCGGAACCTGTGCGAGCACGATGCCGTTACGTGAAAGGCATCGTGCTATGAAGGGAGATTCTATCGATGTGGTCAATGGAAGACGGTGACCAGGGATAGGGCTTATGCATAAAAAATAAGCCCGTGTAAGGGAGATTTAGGGTGTCACCAGTAGGGGCTTTCAACGGTACAATGCGGGTTTGAGCGGCATAAATTACCACTGAAAGCCCTTAAACGTTACTCTACTGTGGACACTGTGTGGACACTCTCGGCCTCAGTACCACCTCTTAGCGGATTAAGAGAAATGGCGTCCTGAAGGTACTCTGGCGCAAAATGAGCGTAAACCATAGTTTGCTCAATCCGCGTGTGACCTAGTATCCGTTGTAGCGTGATAATACTTCCTCCATTAATCATGAAATGAGTGGCAAAGCTGTGCCTTAGTGCATGTGTGGCTTGCCCCATTGGCAAATCCGGTTTTATTGCTTTCATTGTTCGTCTGAAGCGAGGGTAATCAGCATCAGGGAATAAAAAACCTCGTTTGTTATCCGCGATCATTTTGGCAACAGCCTCTGAGATCGGGACGGTGCGTGGTTTGTTTGTTTTCGTTTTAACAAACGTGACGCGGTTATGGATGATATTTTCTGCTTTCAAACGAGCTGCTTCTCCCCAACGTGCTCCAGTACTCAGGCAAAGAATCGCAATCTTTTTGTTGTCGCCGTCAAGAGCAGCAAGCAGTAAGGCAATTTCTTCCTGCGTGAGATAGCCTGTGTCTGGTTTTTCCTCCTTAAGCCTTTTTGTCCCTCTGATAGGGTGCTCACCAAAGAATAACTCCGCTTCAATCAGGGCTGTAAACATGCCGCTAATACATGTTAAATCACGATTGATACTCGAAGGTTTAATACCCTGACTTCTTCGGGTGGCGCAGTACTGGCTGATAAGCGATTTCGTAATTTGAAATGCGCATGGGTCATTCGTTATTTTTGTGAAGATTTCAATTTTTCCAAGATTAGATTTCCCATGCTCTTCGTGTTTACCCTTTAAATCCCACCAGATCTGTGTCAGCTCCGACAGACGTCGCTTGTCTGTTGGTTTTGATAGCCATTCTTTATTGTGGTGGTTGTACAACGTGTATTTCTCGAAAGCGACAGCTTCGCTTTTCTTATCAAACTTCCTACGGATGCGTTTTCCATTACGTCCAGTAGGGCGGATGTCCACTTCATATCGACCATCATCGAGTTTTTTGATTGCCATCAGAAAACCCTCCGAGTGGTGTGTTTTTTTGCGACTACTAATCGCTTTTTTCGTGGTGGCTGAAATTTAGCCACCAATAGTAGGCACTTGTGATGAATATATTCACGATGAATTGTTAACCAGTCTTTTGACCGGAGTGGGGCGACGTTGTTTCGTTTTGCCCAAAGTGTGCGAGAGCGGGCGCAATTTGCCCGGACTCAGGAGCGATCTGATTGGTCATGAACCATAAAGTGTATTTGGTGAATTGTGGGGTCTGCAGGATGTTCATCATGACATCTGTTGGAGGTGTTGAACGACCACTTTCATAGTAACTCAGCGTGCCATACGGAACCCCTGTTAAATCAGCAAGTTGTTGTCTGCTCAAATACTCTGATTTTCGCATTAAGACTATCTTCTCGCTTATCGTGTTTGACATGGTGTTTAGATCTCAATAGTATTTAGTTTAGATGTAGATTGTTTAGTGCTTGGATGTGGGCACTAAAAGGCATTATAAGACATTAAACGCAATTCATGAGGGCTAGAGGACGACATGAGCAAGCAAGTAACACTCATGACTGATGCGATTCCTTATCAGGAGTTCGCAAAACTAATAGGAAAATCGACAGGAGCGGTTCGTCGGATGATCGATAAAGGAAAGCTGCCTGTAATTGATATGACCGATCCACAATCAGCTTCAGGTCGTGCAGGTGAATATTGGGTATACCTTCCGGCATGGAATAACGGACTAAAACTGGCTTATGAAAGCCGCCCTAAAGAGATTCGTGACGGCTGGTTGATGTGGTTAGGTCTCGGTGAACCACGTTAAGGAGAACCGTATGAATGAGCCTCGTTGTATTGCTCAGTTACTGCGTAACGAAAGCCCCAGGGCGATTGACTTCACCATCACCCACGGTAAGGGGCGTAAGGGAATCATTATCCGCACCAAAAAACAGAGTCCGTTAAAAAAGGCTCTGACCTTTCTGAAAAGCCGGAGGGTATGGAAATGACAGTGATGACGCTCAATCTCGTTGAAAAACAACCAGCAACTATGCGCCGGATAATTGGTAAGCATCTTGCCGTCCCTCGCTGGCAGGAGACATGTGATTATTATAATCAGATGATGGAGCGCGAACGGCTAACGGTTTGCTTCCATGCGCAGTTAAAACAGCGTCACGCAACGATGCGTTTTGAAGAAATGAACGACGTCGAACGTGAACGACTGGTATGTGCAATTGATGAATTGCGTGGGGCATTCTCAAAACGCCGTCAGGTTGGCGCAAGTGAATATGCATATATTAGTTTTTTAACAGTCAGTCAGCGTCGCACTTTATTTATGCACGCACGACTGACAGAAAAAGAATTTAACCAGCCATATTGGCGAATTAATGAAGAATCATGTTACTGGCGTGATGCTTTATTCCGTGCATTACGTGAATTATTCAGTCTGTTTGAGTATGCACCGACAATTCTGACGTCGGTAAAACCAGAGCAATATCTGCATTAAGTAATTAACAAGAGTTTTTAACGCACTTAATTGTGCGGGGCTTCTTTTTGCCTGGAGAAAGTCATGCATACAGTTTCTGAAAATCAGTGCGGTAAATACGCATTACTGCTGCAACAGGCCAGAACCGAAGCACAGGCCGACGCAGCGACGCGCTTTTCTTCTCATCTTGACGCCATGATTCGCCACATCACAAAGGCGGAGTTATCCCGCGTGGAGATAGTCGAGCTGCTCAGTCAGGAGTCGGAAAAATTTCACAATATCGGATTGTCTCGCGGGGAGGTGCTTTGATGTCCTGTTCTCGTTCAATTGTATTACTGAATAACGCCTTAAAAATCGCCGTTATGGAAAATGGCGATTTGTCTCTTATTCAACTTGGTCTTGATAAAGAAAAGCGCGACATAACTGAATCTGTTATCGCGATTTATCAGAGCGAATTAAACCTCCTGTCTGATGTGATCAATTTACTTGTGAAACGCGCTGTATTTCACAAGCAAATTTCCTCAGTGGATGAACTGACAAAATTAACGACAGAACTCGCCAGCTATTGCGCTGATGAATTTAAGAAACTGAACGACAAAAGGAACTGGTAATGCCGGACAACGTAGATTTTATTCAGGAACAACAGGCTGAATTACTGGAGCGCCAGATTAACGCGGCAAGGGTAAAACATTGCGGTGTTTCTGCGCTGGTTTGCGAAGAGTGTGACGCGCCAATACCTGCTGCCCGTCGTGCGGCTTATCCGTCAGCCACGCGTTGTGTTTCCTGTCAGTCAGTCTTTGAAGCAAAAAACAAACATTACCGGAGAATGGCATGAGCATTCGTATTGAAATTGGCGAACGTTATGTCGTTACCAGTGACAGCTTTCAGTTTATTCTCCACGAGAAAAAGAGAGCGGAAAGCGGTAAAAACGCCGGTCAGGAATGGCTGGCGGTGGTTGGTTATTACCCGAAATTAAGCCAGCTCGTTTCCGGCCTGATGCATCACGATATTCTGACCGGAAGCGCAACGTCTTTTGCTGATTTAAACGCGCAGGTTGAGCAGGCGTTGTTCAGAGGCTTTTGGCTCACATGGCCGTTAAAGCCTCAGGGCGTTTTGTCCCTCCGTCAGCATTTGCCGCAGGCACCGGTAAGACGTTTACCGGTGCTTATGCATGGAACGCGCCACGCGAGGCCGTCGGGCGCGAAAGACCCCTTACACGTGACGAGATGCGTCAGGTGCAAGGTGTTTTATCCACGATTAACCGCCTGCCTTACTTTTTGCGCTCGCTGTTTACTTCACGCTATGACTACATCCGGCGCAATAAAAGCCCGGTGCACGGGTTTTATTTCCTCACATCCACTTTTCAGCGTCGTTTATGGCCGCGCATTGAGCGCGTGAATCAGCGCCATGAAATGAACACCGACGCGTCGTTGCTGTTTCTGGCAGAGCGTGACCATTATGCGCGTCTGCCGGGGATGAATGACAAGGAACTGAAAAAGTTTGCCGCCCGTATCTCATCGCAGCTTTTCATGATGTATGAGGAACTCTGCGATGCATGGGTTGATGCACATGGCGAGAAAGAATCGCTGTTTACGGATGAGGCTCAGGCGCATCTGTATGGTCATGTTGCTGGCGCTGCACGAGCTTTCAATATTTCCCCTCTCTACTGGAAAAAATACCGTAAAGGACAGATGACCACGAGGCAGGCATATTCTGCCATTGCCCGTCTGTTTAACGATGAGTGGTGGACTCATCAGCTTAAAGGCCAGCGTATGCGCTGGCATGAAGCGTTACTGATAGCTGTCGGGGAGGTCAATAAAGACCGTTCTCCTTATGCCAGTAAACACGCCATTCTTGATGTGCGTGCGCGCCGCCAGGCAAATCTGGAATTTCTTAAATCGTGTGACCTTGAAAACAGGGAAACCGGCGAGCGCATCGACCTTATCAGTAAGGTGATGGGCAGTATTTCTAATCCTGAAATTCGCCGGATGGAGCTGATGAACACCATTGCCGGTATTGAGCGTTACGCCGCTGCAGAGGGTGATGTGGGGATGTTTATCACGCTGACCGCGCCGTCAAAGTATCACCCGACACGTCAGGTAGGAAAAGGCGAAAGTAAAACCGTGCAGCTTAATCACGGCTGGAACGATGAGGCATTTAATCCAAAGGATGCGCAGCGTTATCTCTGCCGTATCTGGAGCCTGATGCGCACGGCATTCAAGGATAATGATTTACAGGTCTACGGTTTGCGTGTCGTCGAGCCACACCACGACGGAACGCCGCACTGGCATATGATGCTTTTTTGTAATTCACGCCAGCGTAACCAGATTATCGAAATCATGCGTCGCTATGCGCTCAAAGAGGATGGCGACGAAAGAGGAGCCGCGCGAAACCGTTTTCAGGCAAAACACCTTAACCGGGGCGGTGCTGCGGGATATATCGCGAAATACATTTCAAAAAACATCGACGGCTATGCACTGGATGGTCAGCTCGATAACGACACCGGCAGGCCGCTGAAAGACACTGCAGCGGCTGTTACCGCATGGGCGTCAACGTGGCGCATCCCGCAATTTAAAACGGTTGGCCTGCCGACAATGGGGGCTTACCGTGAACTACGCAAATTGCCGCGCGGCGTCAGCATTGCTGATGAGTTTGACGAGCGCGTCGAGGCTGCACGCGCCGCCGCAGACAGTGGTGATTTTGCGTTGTATATCAGCGCGCAGGGTGGGGCAAATGTCCCGCGCGATTGTCAGACTGTCAGAGTCGCCCGTAGCCCGTCGGATGAAGTTAACGAGTACGAGGAAGAAGTCGAGAGAGTGGTCGGCATTTACGCGCCGCATCTCGGCGCGCGTCATATTCATATCACCAGAACGACGGACTGGCGCATTGTGCCGAAAGTTCCGGTCGTTGAGCCTTTGACTTTAAAAAGCGGCATCGCCGCGCCTCGGAGTCCTGTCAATAACTGTGGAAAGGTCACCGGTGGTGATACTTCGTTACCGGCTCCCACACCTTCTGAGCACGCCGCAGCAGTGCTTAATCTGGTTGATGACGGTGTTATCGAATGGAATGACCCGGAGGTCGTGAGGGCGCTCAGAGGTGCATTAAAACACGGACTGAGAACACCAAATCGTCAGCAAATAAACGGAAGCCCGTTAAAACCGCATGAAATAGCGCCATCAGCCAGACTGACCCGGTCAGAACGAATGCAAATCACCCGTATCCGTGTTGACCTTGCTCAGAACGGTATCAGGCCGCAGCGATGGGAGCTTGAGGCGCTGGCGCGTGGGGCAACCGTAAATTATGACGGGAAAAAATTCATGTATCCGGTCGCTGACGAATGGCCGGGACTCTCAACATATTATCAATGATGATTGACATGAATATACTACTGAGATTAATCAGATCATCGATTGATTCCAAGATTATAGTATGGAATGGGAACCGTAAACTGCTCTGAGAGTTGTATGCATATATGCCTGAGGGCAAAGCTTAACGTGGTTATTTTGACCAACGTCAGCTACCTAAGAGTTATGGCTGGTCTTATGCTTCTGCATTCCCACAAGCATGTGATGTGTGGGAAAACGGAGCAGGGAAATCTAAGTTAAGTTGGATTCTAATGTAATTAAGATGCCTAAGTTTGCTTATCTTTCGCTGTGACGTGGAACTTTGTTATGATACTGCATGCATAAACAGTTGTTTTCTGCTGTTTAAATTACCAGTGAGCACTTTTGCTTGCTAAGTATAGAATGTAGTCATTTTAAACATGTTGCAAGGTAGTATCATGGCTGAAGAAGCAGGGCGCTTAACATTTTTTGATGTAACGAAAGCTGGTTTTTACAATCTTAAGGATGAAGTTCAAAAAAGCACGGATATTGTAAATATATTAGACTCCCTGTCCAACTGGGTTTGTTCTCGTTCTTTTGAAGAAACCCTACCATTGGTTGATGACTCTAGACTGCGGAAAAAGGTTTATTGTCGAGGTGTGCATAAAGATGAAAAGACAGGCGATTATTTTTTTGTGCTTTGGAAATCAGAACTTGATGGCAATGGTAATCTTCAGGGGGTTGCGCCAGATTCACAGGTAAATTCATCATCTAGTGACGTTAAGATGCTTTCGGATGATATGACTGATGGGGTTAAATATATTTGGGGTAAGCCATGTTATTACTGGTACATCCCTGAGTTCAATAAATTTGCTGCAATTCGTTTCCCTCACTCAAACTCAGACACTTATCTTTTTAGTCGCTATATTAGAGATTATGCTAATTTCAGAATGCCATATCCCGGGCGTAAAATTGCAGAAGTATGCAGACCAAATCCAGGTGGGAAAGACATAAAGTTTAGTGTTGTTACATTTGAAAGTGATGACGGAAGTTCACGAGTAAGATTTTTATTTGAAGCGCAGCAGTATATGAAAAAAGCTGGGCGTATAAATATAAAGAAGATTCGTGACTCTATAACACATATTGTAATAAGAGATACAATTGGAGCTAAAGTTCCAGATAAAAGAGCTTGGTGGGTAAAGGCTTTTGACAAATTTCCTGTATTACGTGATGAAGTACCTAAGACTCATAAAGAACGACAGATAGAGTTAATTATTGAAGAAAGACCAACTGAAAAGCAAATTGACGAACTTTTCGATTTTTATGAAGAGGATTATGCTTTCGGCTCTTCTTGGAACAATATCGGCTTTAAACAGGATGGTAAGAATGGGCAGACTAAGTGGTTAGATGAGTATGTTATGCGTGATTATTTGAATGCTACTTATACTGTAAATGATAACGCACATATCTCGGCTGAGAAATTGGCAGAGTTAATTAATGATAAACGAAAAGAACTCGTAAGTGGTCTCGATGGTTATGAGATTGATAAAACTCAAGTTATACCTTCGGGAAATAACAATGAGGTCGCTATAGGAGGATGATGTGATAATAAAGATCCTTATTGGGATTCTCATGGCCTTCGTTCTGCTTGTTGGCGGTTTTAGCATTTCAGAAAGCGTCAAATATTCATATATTGTTGATCTTCTTGGTGTTTTGCAAAATACGTCCGCGATGATTTTTGCAATTGCAGGTATTTGGCTAGCTTATCTCTATCCAAATGCAATCGCTGGTTTGATGAAATCTGAAAAAGTGGATTTTTTAGCAAGCAAAAGTGAAGCGAAGCGCATAGAAGGTATGATTCTTATTATCATTATGTCCGCTACTGTATTAATTTTTATTATTGCTTTTTACGCATTTAATGCTGTTCTCCGCGGTACGGATTTCTATGCGAACAATCGTCACCTTATTAAAGGTGTGAGTTGTGTATATATCTTGAGTATATTACTGACTCAGCTGTCATGCGTTATTGTTCTTATTTGGAGAAATGTCTCGTTTATAAATAGGTTGTATACAGTAATAAACGAAAAAGAATTGGAGGAAAAGTTATAGCGAACGGCATTTAATGCTGTTTTAATGATCTTAAGGGGTGTTTTTAATGCACCCCTTTCATGATTTTTTTTAGTGTTTGTTGTTTTTAATAAGAATTGTGAATTAACAGGAGAGGATGTGATACACATAACAAAGCCAAGAATTTTATTTAAGTATCGTAAGTTTGATAAAAACAATCTGAAGCTGTTATTGAACCGTGAGTTATGGTTTGCAAAACCAGATACTCTTAATGATCCTTTTGAAGCAAATTCTTCATTTTCAAATGTGCTTGATGCTGTTTGGAAACATTATCCACTGCCTCTTGATATGAGAATTAAATATGAGAGATATCTTAAACAGTCATTGCAGCAAGTCGGAATTTGTTCCTTTAGTAAAGCGAGGAAAAATCAATTGATGTGGTCACATTATGCCGATGAACATAAAGGTATTTGCATTGGCTTTAAAGAGGAGTATTTGAAGAAAGCTGGGGTTTCTTTTTTGGAAGCAGATGTGGAATATCAGGATAATTATCCCTTTGATGATATTGTTAAACGTATTCATTATTTTGAGGATAATGAATGCCTTAACGGGTTTGATAATATTTGCGGGGATATATTACTTTCTATTTTAACGACAAAGTACACAAGTTGGAAATATGAAAGGGAGCGCCGATTGATTGTGGAGAATTTTGGAGCAAGGAAATTTGAACCTTTAGCGGTCAATTCTATAGCTTTTGGGTTAAGAATGAAGGAAAGAGATAAAAAAACGCTACTGACTCTATTGTCAGGCCCAGAGTGGTCGCATTTGAAATGGTTTCAATCAACGAAATCATCAATTAAATACTCTTTAGATTTCATACGTATTAAATAGCTTTCAAATAGTTACGGTGGTTGTCATGTTATCGTCCCTCTTAACTGTCAGATCTGATTGAATACTGGATATGTAACCTATCAGTTGGTGTCTGAGTTAATACAACTGAAAGTATCAAACTGATGGCTTTTGTTCACAGTCGGCAGCAGATAATGAAGCACGAAAATCTGATGCTTGATGCGTTGGTTGGAGGGCAATTAGTCCGGGAGAATTACGGGTTGCTTAACGATATCAGTCCATCCAGAATGGCTCCGTCATCACACAGATGATAGAGAATGCCGCTAGCCGTGAAACTTGTTTCTAGTGTTAGCGGGGGTGAACAATGAGTGCAGCGATGCGTTAGACTTATTTGTGTATTATGGCTTAATCTCGGATAGAGTTTGTTATCCGGAGAATAGGTTATATGGTGACGCTTGATACTGTGTATTGGAAGTTTGGTTATGCATCGGAAGCTGCCCAATTATTGGAGACTGAATTAATAAATGCCCTCACTGAGTATGATATGAAGCAAGGGGGGGATATAGCGTCGTTGAAAAAACAGTTTCTAGAAATGGATAAGTACACGCTGGGTAAACTGAATTACGCACTGAAGTCAAGGATGGTGGGGGATGCTGATACACTGGAGCATGTGTCAGATGCTCTTAAAGCCAGAAACTACTTGGCACATGAGTTTTATCGCAAACATGCTGATGGTAAATTCACTCCAGAAGGAAGGCAGAGAATGCTTGCTGACTTAAAAAATATACATCAAATAATTTTTGAGGCTTACCGCAAGGTTCTGCAACTAAGTGACATTGATATTCCTCCTTTAGAGCATGATTAAATCTTGCATGCATTAGATGCATTAGTTTGCATGCCTCATTCGTTATTTTCATATTCGAGTGCCGTCAGTGTCGGCATGGTTTTGACGGATTCATACATCTGCATTAAAACCGCCCCATGAAGCGGGCGGGCGAGGCGGGGAAAGCACTGCGCGCTGGCGGTGGTGCTGATTTTATTTTTTCAGCGTCTGAGCGCGTCGTGATGGCGTTTAGATTGTTCGCCGGGGCGTTGGTGTGTATGCGGGCTGTTTTGTGCGGTGGTGAGCGTGTGAGGGCGTGATGGCGGGTTGTAAAAAAGCCGCCCGCAGGCGGCGATGTTCAGCCGTTGTCAGTGTCCAGTGAGTAGTTTTTAAAGCGGATGACTTCCTGACCGAGCCAGCCGTTTATCTCGCGGATCCTGTCCTGTAACGGGATAAGCTCATTGCGGACAAAGACCTTTGCCACTTTCTCAATATCTCCCAGTGACCCGACGTTCTCCGGCTTGCCGCCCATCAACTGAAAGGGGATGCGGTGTGCGTCCAGCAGGTCAGCGGCGCTGGCTTTTTTGATATTAAAAAAATCGTCCTTCGTCGCCACTTCACTGAGCGGGATAATTTTAATGCCGTCGGCTTTCCCTTGCGGGGCATAGAGAAACAGATTTTTAAAGTTGTTGCGGCCTTTCGACTTCACCATGTTTTCGCGGAGCATTTCGATATCGTTGCGATCCTGCACGGCATCGGTGACGTACATGATGTATCCGGCATGTGCACCGTTTTCGTAATACTTGCGGCGGAACAGCGTGGCCGACTCATTCAGCCAGGCAGAGTTAAGGGCGCTGAGATATTCCGGCAGGCCGTACAGCTCCTGATTAATATCCGGCTCCAGCAGGTGAAACACGGAGCCGGGCGCGAAAGGTGTCGGCTCATGGAAGGACGGCACCCACCAGTAAACATCCTCTTCCACGCCACGGCGGGTATATTTTGCCGGTGAGGTTTCCAGTCTGATGACCTTACCGGTGGTGCTGTAACGCTTTTCCAGAAACGCATTACCGAACACCAGAAAATCCAGCGCAAAGCGGCTGAAATCCTGCTGGGAAAGCCACGGATGCGGGATAAATGTCGAGGCCAGAATATTACGTTTGACGTAAATCGGTGAGCTGTGATGCACGGCAGCACGCAGGCTTTTTGCCAGACCGGTAAAGCTGACCGGTGGCTCATACCATCTGCCGTTACTGATGCACTCGACGTAATCCAGAATGTCACGGCGGTCGAGTACCGGCACCGGCTCACCAAAGGTGAATGCCTCCATTTTCGGGGCGCTGGCGGTCATTTTTTTTGCCGCAGGTTGCGGTGTTTTCCCTTTTTTCTTGCTCATCAGTAAAACTCCAGAATGGTGGATGTCAGCGGGGTGCTGATACCGGCGGTGAGTGGCTCATTTAACAGGGCGTGCATGGTCGCCCAGGCGAGGTCGGCGTGGCTGGCTTCCTCGCTGCGGCTGGCCTCATAGGTGGCGCGGCGTCCGCTGCTGGGCATGGTCTTGCGGATAGCCATAAACGAGCTGGTGATGTCGGTGGCGCTGACGTCATATTCCAGACAGCCACGGCGGATAACATCTTTTGCCTTGAGCACCATTGCGGTTTTCATTTCCGGTGTGTAGCGGATATCGCGCGCGGCGGGATAGAACGAGCGCACGAGCTGGAACACGCCGACACCGAGGCCGGTGGCATCAATACCGATGTATTCGACGTTATATTTTTCGGTGAGTTTGCGGATGGATTCCGCCTGGGTGGCAAAGTCCATGCCTTTCCACTGGTGACGCTCAAGTATTCTGAATTTGCCACCGGCCACCACCGGCGGTGCCAGCACCACGCATCCGGCACTGTCGCCACGGTGTGACGGGTCGTAACCAATCCATACCGGGCGGGAGCCGAACGGATTGGCGGCAAACGGCGCATAGTCTTCCCATTCTTCCAGCGTGTCGACCATGCAGCGTTGCAGCTCCTCGAACGGGAACACCGACGCCTTGTCGTCAACAAATTCACACATGAACAGGTTTTTAAAATCGTCGGCGCTGTTTTCACGTTTGAGCTGCTCAATGTCGAACAGTGTGCAGCCACCTTTCAGGGCGTCCTCAATGGTGACAATCTGCCGCCACTGGCCGTCCGCACAGAGAAGCCCACCGGCAAGGGCGTTATGACTGACGTCGATTTCCACGCGTTCGGCGGCGCTGGCGCGTCCCCGGTTAAACAGTTCACCCGACCAGAACGGGTAGGCGTCGTGCGCCAGCGTGGACGGGGTGGAGAAATAGGTCGAGCGCAGGTGACTCTGTGAGGCCATACCTGATGCCACCTTACGCAGTACCTGAAAATTCGGGATCCAGAAAATCTCGTCGACGTACAGGTCGCCGTTATGGCTCTGCGCGGTGTTGGAGTTGGTGCCGAGAAAAATCAGTTTTGCGCCGCTATTGCCCAGGACAATCGGGTCACCGGTCAGGTCAACGTCAACCAGCCGGGCAAAGGCGATGATGTATTCGCGGAACACATACGCCTGCGTTTTACTGGCCGACAGAAAAATCTGGTTATGACCGGTTTTCAGGGCACGCAGAAGCGCCTCGCGGGAAAAATAAAACGTTGCGCCAATCTGGCGGGATTTCAGGATATCGCGGATGCGGTGCTCAAGCCCGGCGCGATACCAGTGCAACTGATATTCGAAAGACTGCTCAAAGAAAATCTGCTCCAGCTTTTCGATGGCCTCGTCACTGAAAAAATTCTTTTTCGGTTTGCGACGCCCGCCTTTGTTGCGGTTAGCGACGTTCGGATTAAGGTCTGCCTCGTTGCCGGTCTGACTGTAACGGTTGACCCGTGCCAGTCGTTCAATCTGGCGTCCCAGAAGGTCAATTTCCTTGAAGTCACCGCCGGTTTTCTGCGGTTTGATGATGAGCTGGGTCAGTCGCGCTTCCAGACTCATTTCGACACGGCTGATGGGGGCAACGTTGTCCCAGCCGTCGCGCTGTTTCCAGCTCTGCACCGTCGGGCGTTTCATCTGCAACATGGCGGCAATCTGCGGCACGGAAAACCCCTGCCAGTACAGCAGCGCCGCCTGACGACGCGGGTCGTGTAAAAGAGTGGTGTCTGTGGTGATGGTCATGAATACCTCGCCGTGATGAATACACGGCAAGGCTACTGAGTCGCGACCTGCGATTCGCTAAGGTGCTGTTGTGTCAGTGATAAGCCATCCGGGACTGATGGCGGAGGATGCGCATCGTCGGGAAACTGATGCCGACATGTGACTCCTCTAATCACTATTCAGGACTCCTGACAATGGCAAAAAAAGTCTCAAAATTCTTTCGTATCGGCGTTGAGGGTGACACCTGTGACGGGCGTGTCATCAGTGCGCAGGATATTCAGGAAATGGCCGAAACCTTTGACCCGCGAGTCTATGGTTGCCGCATTAACCTGGAACATCTGCGCGGCATCCTGCCTGACGGTATTTTTAAGCGTTATGGCGATGTGGTCGAACTGAAGGCCGAAAAGATTGACGATGATTCGGCGCTGAAAGGCAAATGGGCGCTGTTTGCGAAAATCACCCCGACCGATGACCTTATCGCGATGAACAAGGCCGCGCAGAAGGTCTACACCTCAATGGAAATTCAGCCGAACTTTGCCAATACCGGCAAATGTTATCTGGTGGGTCTGGCCGTCACCGATGACCCGGCAAGCCTCGGCACGGAATACCTGGAATTCTGCCGCACGGCAAAACACAACCCTCTGAACCGCTTCAAATTAAGCCCTGAAAACCTGATTTCAGTGGCAACGCCTGTTGAGCTGGAATTTGAAGACCTGCCTGAAACCGTGTTCACCGCCCTGACCGAAAAGGTGAAATCCATTTTTGGCCGCAAACAGGCCAGCGATGACGCCCGTCTGAATGACGTGCATGAAGCGGTGACCGCTGTCGCTGAGCATGTGCAGGAAAAACTGAGCGCCACTGAGCAGCGCCTTGCTGAGATGGAAACCGCCTTTTCCGCACTTAAGCAGGATGTGACTGACAGGGCGGATGAAACCAGTCAGGCATTCACCCGCCTGAAAAACAGTCTCGACCACACCGAAAGTCTGACCCAGCAGCGCCGCAGTAAAGCCACCGGCGGTGGCAGTGACGCCCTGATGACGAACTGCTGACCGGCGTCAGTCAGTCCGGGAAAACCTTCACGATTAACCCTTAATTTCAGGAAAAACTATGCGCCAGGAAACCCGCTTTAAATTTAATGCCTACCTGTCCCGTGTTGCCGAACTGAACGGCATCGACGCCGGTGATGTGTCGAAAAAATTCACCGTTGAACCGTCGGTCACCCAGACCCTGATGAACACCATGCAGGAGTCCTCTGACTTTCTGACCCGCATCAACATTGTGCCGGTCAGCGAAATGAAAGGGGAAAAAATTGGTATCGGTGTCACCGGCTCCATCGCCAGCACCACCGACACCGCCGGTGGCACCGAGCGTCAGCCGAAGGACTTCTCGAAGCTGGCGTCCAACAAGTACGAATGCGACCAGGTTAACTTCGATTTTTATATCCGCTACAAAACGCTGGACCTGTGGGCGCGTTATCAGGATTTCCAGCTCCGTATCCGTAACGCCATTATCAAACGCCAGTCCCTTGATTTCATCATGGCCGGTTTTAACGGCGTGAAGCGTGCCGAAACCTCTGACCGCAACAGTAATCCGATGCTGCAGGATGTGGCGGTCGGCTGGCTGCAGAAATACCGCAATGAAGCCCCGGCGCGCGTGATGAGCAAGGTCACTGACGAGGAAGGGCACACCACCTCTGAGGTTATCCGCGTGGGTAAGGGCGGTGATTATGCCAGCCTTGACGCACTGGTGATGGATGCGACCAACAACCTGATTGAGCCGTGGTATCAGGAAGACCCTGACCTTGTGGTGATTGTGGGACGTCAGCTACTGGCGGACAAGTATTTTCCCATCGTCAACAAGGAGCAGGACAACAGCGAAATGCTGGCCGCTGACGTCATCATCAGCCAGAAACGCATCGGTAACCTGCCGGCGGTACGCGTCCCGTACTTCCCGGCGGATGCGATGCTCATCACAAAGCTGGAAAACCTGTCCATCTACTACATGGATGACAGCCATCGCCGCGTGATTGAGGAAAACCCGAAACTCGACCGCGTGGAGAACTACGAGTCAATGAACATTGATTACGTGGTGGAAGACTACGCCGCCGGTTGTCTGGTGGAAAAAATTAAGGTCGGTGATTTGTCCACACTGGCTAAAGCGACCGCAGAGCCGGGAGCGTAACCGATGACGAGTCCCGCACAGCGCCACATGATGCGGGTCTCGGCAGCGATGACCGCGCAGCGGGAAGCCGCCCCGCTGCGACATGCAACTGTCTATGAGCAGATGCTGGTTAAGCTCGCCGCAGACCAGCGCACACTGAAAGCGATTTATTCAAAAGAGCTGAAGGCCGCGAAAAAACGCGAACTGCTGCCGTTCTGGTTGCCGTGGGTGAATGGCGTGCTGGAGCAGGGCAAAGGTGCACAGGATGACATTCTGATGACGGTCATGCTGTGGCGTCTGGATACCGGCGATATTGCCGGTGCGCTGGAGATTGCCCGTTATGCCCTGAAATACGGTCTGACCATGCCGGGTAAACACCGCCGTACCCCGCCGTACATGTTCACCGAGGAGGTGGCACTTGCGGCCATGCGCGCCCACGCTGCCGGTGAGTCTGTGGATACCCGCCTGCTGACGGACACCCTTGAACTGACTGCCACGGCTGACATGCCTGATGAAGTGCGCGCAAAGCTGCACAAAATCACCGGTCTGTTTCTGCGTGACGCTGGTGATGCCGCCGGTGCGCTGGCTCACCTGCAACGTGCGACACAGCTCGACTGTCAGGCAGGCGTCAAAAAAGAGATTGAACGACTGGAGCGGGAGCTGAAACCGAAGCCGGAGCCGCAGCCCAAAGCGGCCACCCGCGCCCCGCGTAAGATCCGGAGCGTGACACCGGCAAAACGTGGACGCCCGAAAAAGAAAGCCAGTTAACAACCGAATGCGCCCCGCGCCAGGGCGGCACGCCGGTCAGTGAGGGTGAATCACCTGACACTGCACCGGCGTCCACCGCCCGACTTTTCAGAGGTAGTCATGATGACGCTGATTATTCCGCGAAAGGAGGCTCCCGTGTCCGGTGAGGGTACGGTGGTTATCCCGCAACCGGCAGGCGACGAGCCGGTGATTAAAAACACGTTCTTTTTTCCCGATATCGACCCGAAGCGCGTCCGGGAACGTATGCGCCTTGAGCAGACCGTCGCCCCCGCCCGTCTGCGTGAGGCCATCAAGTCAGGCATGGCGGAGACGAATGCGGAGCTGTACGAGTACCGCGAACAGAAAATTGCCACCGGTTTTACGCGTCTGGCGGACGTCCCGGCGGACGACATCGACGGTGAAAGCATCAAAGTTTTTTACTACGAGCGCGCCGTGTGTGCGATGGCGACCGCGTCGCTTTATGAGCGTTATCGCGGCGTGGATGCCAGTGCGAAAGGTGACAAGAAGGCTGACAGCATTGACAGCACCATTGATGAACTGTGGCGGGATATGCGCTGGGCGGTGGCGCGTATCCAGGACAAGCCGCGCTGCATCGTGAGTCAAATCTGATGAAGACCTTTGCGCTACAGGGCGACACGCTCGACGCCATTTGTGTCCGGTATTACGGGCGCACTGAGGGCGTGGTTGAGACCGTGCTCGCCGCAAATCCGGGACTGGCTGAACTGGGTGCGGTGCTGCCACACGGCACCGCCGTCGAACTGCCCGACGTTCAGACCGCGCCCGTGGCTGAAACTGTCAATCTGTGGGAGTAACGCATGACAGCAGAAGAAAAAAGCGTCCTGTCGCTTTTCATGATTGGGGTGCTGATTGTTGTCGGCAAGGTGCTTGCCGGTGGTGAACCCATCACCCCGCGTCTGTTTATCGGGCGCATGTTGCTCGGTGGTTTTGTCTCGATGGTTGCCGGTGTTGTTCTGGTGCAGTTTCCTGACCTGTCACTGCCTGCGGTGTGCGGTATCGGCTCCATGCTGGGTATCGCCGGTTATCAGGTGATTGAGATTGCCATTCAGCGCCGTTTTAAGGGCAGGGGGAAACCGTAATGCCGGTAATTAACACGCATCAGAATATCGCGGCCTTTCTCGACATGCTGGCCGTGTCCGAAGGGACGGCGAATCATCCGCTGACGAAAAACCGGGGCTATGACGTGATAGTCACCGGACTGGACGGGAAGCCGGAAATTTTCACTGACTACAGTGACCACCCGTTCGCGCATGGCCGACCGGCGAAGGTGTTTAACCGTCGCGGTGAAAAATCCACGGCCTCCGGTCGCTATCAGCAGCTTTACCTGTTCTGGCCGCACTACCGCAAACAGCTTGCCCTGCCGGATTTCAGTCCGTTGTCACAGGACAGGCTCGCCATTCAGTTGATCCGCGAACGCGGTGCACTGGATGACATCCGGGCGGGACGCATTGAGCGCGCCATTTCACGCTGTCGCAATATCTGGGCGTCCCTGCCGGGAGCCGGTTACGGTCAGCGTGAGCATTCACTGGAAAAACTGGTCACCGTCTGGCGTACCGCTGGCGGCGTACCGGCTTAAACGGAGTAAACACCATGAAGAAATTATCCCTTTCACTGATGCTGAACGTGTCGCTGGCGCTGATGCTGGCACTGTCCCTGATTTACCCGCAGAGCGTGGCCGTCAGTTTTGTCGCCACCTGGGCGATTCTGGCGACGGTTATCTGTGTGGTTGCCGGTGGTGTCGGCGTGTATGCCACGGAGTATGTGCTGGAACGCTACGGGCGGGAGCTTCCGCCGGAATCGCTGGCCGTGAAGATTGTCACGTCGCTGTTTTTGCAGCCGGTGCCGTGGCGCAGACGGGCGGTGGCTCTGGTGGTGATGGTGGCGACGTTTATCTCGCTGGTCGCTGCCGGGTGGATTTTTACCGCGCTGATTTATCTCGTGGCGTCGGTGTTCTTCCGGCTGATACGTACGGCCTGCCGTCAGCGTTTTGAGGGGCGGGAACCATGTCAAAGCTGATGATTGTGATGGTTGTGCTGTTATCGCTGGCGGTGGCGGGGCTGTTTCTGGTGAAGCATGAAAACGCCAGCCTGCGCGCCTCGCTGGACAGGGCGAACAACGTCGCCAGCGGGCAGCAGACGACCATCACTATGCTGCAAAATCAGCTTCATGTTGCCATCACCAGGGCAGACAAAAACGAGCTGGTGCAGGTGGCACTGCGTCAGGAACTGGAGAACGCCGCGAAGCGTGAAGCACAGCGCGAGAAAACCATCACGAGGTTACTTAATGAAAACGAAGATTTTCGCCGCTGGTACGGTGCTGACCTGCCTGATGCTGTGCGCCGGTTGCACCAGCGCCCCGCCTGCACTGACGCCAGTGATTGTCCCCAACGCCTGCCCGAAAGTGAGCCTTTGCCCGATGCCGGGCAGTGACCCGGAGACGAACGGCGATTTAAGTGCCGATATCCGGCAGCTTGAGAACGCGCTGGCACGCTGTGCCAGCCAGGTAAAAATGATTAAACACTGTCAGGACGAAAACGATGCTCAAACCCGACAGCCTGCGCAGGGCGCTGACTGATGCCGTCACGGTGCTGAAAACTAACCCCGAGATGCTGCGGATATTCGTGGATAACGGGAGTATTGCCTCCACACTGGCGACGTCGCTGTCATTCGAAAAGCGTTACACGCTCAATGTGATTGTGACCGACTTTACCGGTGATTTTGACCTGCTCATTGTGCCGGTGCTGGCGTGGCTGCGGGAGAATCAGCCCGACATCATGACCACCGACGCAGGCCAGAAAAAGGGCTTCACGTTTTATGCAGACATCAACAATGACAGCAGCTTTGATATCAGCATCAGCCTGATGCTGACCGAGCGCACGCTGGTCAGTGAGGTGGACGGCGCACTGCATGTGAAGAATATCCCGGAACCCACGCCGCCGGAGCCGGTCACCCGCCCGGTGGAGCTTTATATCAATGGCGAACTGGTGAGCAAGTGGGATGAATGAGTTTAAGCGTTTTGAAGACCGGCTGACCGGACTGATTGAATCGCTGTCACCGTCAGGGCGTCGGCGACTGAGTGCCGAACTGGCGAAGCGCCTGCGGCAGAGTCAGCAGCGTCGGGTGATGGCACAGAAAGCCCCGGACGGCACACCCTACGTGCCACGCCAGCAGCAGAGCGCCAGAAAAAAGACTGGTCGTGTTAAGCGAAAAATGTTTGCGAAACTTATCACCAGTCGTTTTTTGCATATCCGCGCCAGCCCGGAACAGGCATCAATGGAATTTTACGGCGGAAAGTCACCGAAAATCGCCAGTGTGCATCAGTTCGGTCTGTCGGAAGAAAACCGGAAAGACGGTAAGAAAATTGATTATCCGGCGCGTCCCCTGCTCGGCTTTACCGGTGAGGATGTGCAGATGATTGAAGAGATTATTCTGGCGCACCTCGACCGTTAGTTGTGCCATTCCCGACACCTCATCGTCACATTGCCGCCGGTATGACCCGGCGGCATCCTTCCCGTTATGAACACTCTCGCAAATATTCAGGAACTCGCGCGCGCACTGCGCAACATGATCCGCACCGGCATTATCGTTGAAACCGACCTTAACGCCGGTCGCTGCCGTGTGCAGACCGGCGGCATGTGCACCGACTGGCTTCAGTGGCTGACCCATCGCGCCGGACGTTCGCGCACATGGTGGGCACCTTCCGTGGGGGAACAGGTGCTGATTCTGGCCGTGGGCGGTGAACTCGACACGGCGTTCGTTCTGCCGGGGATTTATTCCGGCGATAACCCCTCGCCGTCTGTGTCGGCGGATGCCCTGCATATCCGTTTCCCTGACGGGGCGGTGATTGAGTATGAACCCGAAACCAGTGCACTCACGGTAAGCGGAATTAAAACGGCCAGCGTGACGGCTTCTGATTCTGTTACTGCCACGGTACCGGTGGTCACGGTGAAAGCGTCAACCCGTGTCACCCTGGACACACCGGAAGTGGTCTGCACTAACAAACTGACTACCGGCACGCTGGAAGTACAGAAGGGCGGGACGATGCGCGGCAACATTGAACACACCGGCGGTGAACTCTCATCAAACGGTAAGGTACTGCATACCCATAAACACCCCGGCGACAGCGGCGGCACAACCGGGGGACCTCTATGACTGCGCGTTATCTCGGAATGAATCGCAGTGATGGCCTGACTGTCACTGACCTTGAGCATATCAGCCAGAGTATCGGCGATATCCTGCGCACGCCGGTCGGCTCACGGGTGATGCGTCGTGATTACGGCTCGTTGCTGGCGTCAATGATTGACCAGCCGCAGACCCCGGCGCTTGAGTTGCAGATTAAGGTCGCCTGTTACATGGCGGTGCTGAAATGGGAACCCCGCGTCACCCTGTCATCCGTCACCACGGCGCGCAGTTTTGACGGGCGAATGACGGTCACGTTAACCGGTCAGCACAACGACACCGGCCAGCCACTTTCGTTAACCATCCCTGTGAGTTGAAACCATGCCGATTATCGACCTGAACCAGCTACCCGCACCGGATGTGGTCGAGGAGCTGGACTTTGAAACCATTCTTGCCGAACGCAAGGCGACACTGATTTCCCTTTACCCGGAAGACCAGCAGGAAGCGGTCGCCCGTACCCTGACGCTGGAATCTGAGCCTCTCGTCAAACTGCTGGAGGAAAATGCTTATCGTGAGCTTATCTGGCGTCAGCGTGTGAATGAGGCTGCGCGGGCGGTGATGCTGGCCTGTGCCGCCGGTAATGACCTTGATGTGATTGGTGCCAATTACAACACCACGCGCCTGACTATCACCCCGGCAGATGATTCGACCATCCCGCCGACACCGGCAGTGATGGAGTCTGACACCGATTATCGTCTGCGTATTCAGCAGGCGTTTGAAGGTTTAAGCGTCGCCGGGTCGGTGGGAGCCTATCAGTATCATGGTCGCAGTGCCGACGGGCGCGTCGCAGATATCTCTGTCACCAGTCCGTCTCCGGCCTGCGTCACCATCTCTGTGCTGTCACGTGAAAATAACGGTGTTGCATCCGAAGACCTGCTGGCCGTGGTGCGTAACGCCCTTAATGGCGAGGACGTCAGGCCGGTGGCCGACCGCGTGACCGTGCAGTCTGCCGCCATCGTTGAATACCAGATAAACGCCACGCTTTACCTTTACCCTGGCCCCGAAAGCGAACCCATCCGCGCTGCCGCCGTGAAAAAACTGGAAGCGTACATCACGGCACAGCACCGGCTGGGGCGCGACATCCGTCTGTCTGCCATTTATGCCGCTTTGCATGTTGAAGGCGTGCAGCGTGTCGAACTGGCTGCACCACTGGCCGACATCGTGCTCAACAATACGCAGGCGTCTTTCTGTACCGAATACAGCGTCGTGACCGGAGGCTCGGATGAGTGATTCGCGACTGCTGCCGACCGGCTCATCACCGCTTGAAGTTGCCGCCGCAAAAGCCTGTGCGGAAATTGAAAAAACGCCGGTCAGTATTCGTGAGCTGTGGAACCCGGACACCTGCCCGGCAAATCTGCTGCCGTGGCTGGCGTGGTCATTTTCGGTTGACCGCTGGGATGATAAGTGGCCGGAAGCGACAAAACGCGCTGTTATCCGCGATGCGTATTTCATTCACTGCCATAAGGGCACCATAGGCGCAATCCGGCGTGTGGTGGAGCCGCTTGGCTATCTGATTGAGGTGAGGGAGTGGTGGCAGCTCAACGAGGAGCCGGGGACGTTCCGCATCGTTGTTGGCGTGCTTGAGCAGGGTATTACCGAGGAAATGTATCAGGAGCTGGAGCGCCTCGTTGCTGATGCAAAACCGGCGAGCCGCCATCTGACGGGACTGGCTATCAGTTTAAGTACAACCGGCAACATTTTTGCCGGTGCGGGATGCTATCACGGTGACGCCCTGACGGTTTATCCCTACACCCCGGAGGCCATTATTGTCGGAGGGGATTATTTCCCGGCCTCGGCCATTCATTTAATTGATAACCTGAGAGTAAACGCATGACAGTGAAATACTACGCCATTCTGACTAATCAGGGCGCAGCACGGCTGGCTAACGCGACGATGCTCGGCAGTAAGCTGAATCTGACGCAAATGGCCGTTGGTGATGCGAATGGTGTCTTGCCGACACCAGACCCGGCACAGACAAAACTGATTAATCAGAAACGCATTGCACCGCTGAATCTTCTGAGTGTTGACCCGAACAACCAGAGCCAGATTATTGCGGAGCAAATCATCCCTGAGAACGAGGGCGGATTCTGGATCCGTGAGATTGGGCTTTATGATGATGAAGGCGTACTCATTGCGGTGGCGAACTGCCCGGAAACGTACAAACCGCAGTTACAGGAAGGCAGCGGTCGTACCCAGACTATCCGCATGATTCTGGTTGTCACGAATACCGAAGCTATCACGCTGAAAATCGACCCGTCGGTGGTACTGGCGACCCGTAAATACGTGGATGATGAAGTCCTGGAATTAAGGCTGTATGTGGATGACCAGATGAGAAACCACATTGCCGCACAGGACCCTCATACCCAGTATGCACAGAAACATAATCCGACATTTACCGGAGAACCAAAAGCGCCGACGCCTGCCGCAGGAAATAACACCACGCGGATTGCGACTACTGCGTTTGTTCAGGCCGCTATTACCGCTCTGATTAACGGTGCGCCTGCCACGCTGGATACACTGAAAGAAATTGCCGCAGCCATTAACAATGACCCGAAATTCAGCACCACCATTAACAATGCGCTGTCAGGTAAGCAACCACTGGATGAGACGCTGACTCATTTGAGTGGAAAAGATGTGGCTGGTCTTCTCGCATACCTTGGTTTGGGAGAAGCGGCAAAAAGGAATGTGGGCAACGGGGAAAACCAAATCCC